CAGAAGCTCATGGTGCAGATGCCGGACTTCATCGCACGCGTGATCGCCTATGCCGCGCACGAGCCGGAAGAGTGGATGGTCGCCATGCAGCTCGACGCGCCGACGCAGATCAAGTGCATGCGCGCCATCGCCGAACTCACCTTCAAGGACGAGGCCGGATTCCGCGAGTTCCTGGGAAACGTCCAAGCGGCACTTCGCGGAGCAAAAAGCGTGGTGCCGCACCTGCGAAACAAAAATCTCGAATCGAGCGATTCGCAGAGTGGTGGCTCGGAATCCGAGCAGCAGTCTCCTTCCTGACCGCTGAAGGACACGCTCTCGCAGGCGAGTATCCGCTGGGTGTGTTGATCGTAGAAACGGAACTCGCGCGCGAACGTGTCAACAACCGCATTAGAACTGAAGCGGTTTTGATGCAAAGCGCAATCGGCTCCGCGCTCAGTAAGAAGGGCGCGCAGGCATTCAAGGAACAAATCTCGGAGCTATAGGCGATGGCCGCTCAGAACGAAGTTGAACTGATCGTACGTGCGAAGAACCTCAGTACGAAAACCATTTCTCAGCTCAACGACGAGCTGGGCAAAGTCGCCGAAAACCAAAACGAAGTAGCCGATGCGAACCGTCTCGCCGAGCGGTCGTTCGAGAGTCTGAAGGGCGAGCAGCAGAAGTTGCTCGCTATCATGAAGTCGCTCAACGACCGCTCGCGCAAGCTGGAAGGCTACGCTCAGCAAGAGCAGCAGGTGCGCAGCCTCCGCGAAGAACTCGCGCGTGCTCGCGAAAACCTCAATACACTCGCGCAGCAGTATTACAACACCGAGAAGCCGACGAAGGAGTTCACCCAGCAGTTGAAGACCGCTGGCAGTGAAGTCACTCGCCTGGACGCCGCGCTGCGGAATAACGAGCGCCGCCTGGAAACGTCGGGCGCGAAGCTGAAGGAGATGGGCGTCGACACGACCCGCTTCAGCCAGTCGCAGCAAGAACTCAACAGCGCGGTCAACAACTCGCTGGCGCTGTACCGGCAGTCGACCGACAACATGGAGCGCTACGACACCGCTGTCCGCGAAGTGCGGCAGCAGCAGGAACTCGCGCAGCAGGAAGAGCGGCAGCAGGCGCAGGCCGCCCGCGATTCGGCCGCTGCCGTCGCCCAGGCCGCGAAGGACCGCGAAGAGCAGGCCCGGAAGGAGCAGCGCTTCGTCGAGCTGACCACCAACGTCTACCGTACCCTGGCCCGCGAGAAGGAGAAGGCGGCGGCCGCCGGGGCGAACTTCCGCGCCACCGGCACGCAGGCTGCGCAGGCGGCCCGCGCTACCGCTGCCCCTGCCGTGGGTAGCGGGTCGCCCCTGGGCGGGGCAGCAGCGGGCGTACAGGCGGTGCTGGAACCGGCCAAGCAGGCGGTCGCCACGCTCGATCAGCTCGAAAAGGCCGTCGACCAGCTCGACAAGGAGTTCGAGGCCCTGACGCCGGACGCCCTGAAGGCCGCTGACGGCATCGAGAAGCTGGCCGACCAGAGCCGCCGCCTGCGGGAAGCGGCCGCTGCGCTGAAGGGCCAGGGCGGTCTCGCCGACGATCTTGCCCGGCAGAACGCGGCCTTGACCGCCAGCCAGCAGCGGTTCGAGGAAGCGCGTCAGGAAGTGCTGCGCTACGCCGAAGCCGTGGAGCGATCGGATCGCCCGAACGACGAGCTGGCGGCGTCGCTGCAACGCGCCCAGGGCGCACTGCGACAGGCCCAGGCCGACCTGGGCCGACAGACCGAAGCGTTCAACCGCGTGCAGCAGCGCGCGGCGGCCGCAGGCATCACCCTGGAAAACCTCAACGGCATCGAGCAGCGCCTCGCGCAGAATGCCGGGCGCGTCGCCAACGGCCAGAGGCAGGTCGCGCAGACGATGACGCAGTTGGAGCAGTCGACTGCGAAGACCAGCAAGCAGCTCAATGCGCTCAACACCGGGCAGCGCACCGCGCTCTCGCTGTACCAGCGCACCCGAGGCCAGGTGCTCTCGCTCGTGTCGGCCTACGTGGGCGTGTTCGGCGCGATCAATCTGGTGAACGGCGCGATGGATGCCGCACTGGAAAAAGAGCGTGTGATGTCGCGCCTCATGATCGCAAACAAGGGCGATGTCAACGCATCGGCGAAGGAATACGACTACCTGCGCAAGAAGGCTGACGAGCTGGGCCTTGCCTTCGCCCCACTGGCGGACTCGTACTCCCGCTTCGCTGTTGCTGCGCGCGATGCCGGTATGAGCACGGAGGCTACGCGCTACATCTTCGAGGCGTTCACCGAAGCTGCGACCGCGATGCGGTTGAGCGGTGACGAGACGGCGGGCGCGTTCCGTGCGCTCGAACAGATTTTCTCGAAGGGCTACATCCAGGCGGAAGAGCTTCGCGGCCAGCTCGGCGACCGCATGACCGGCGCGTTCAACCTGTTCGCGAAGGCCATCGGCGTGTCGACCCAAGAGCTGAACAAGATGCTCGAAAAGGGCGGCGAAGTGAAAGCCGAGTTCGTGCTGCTGGCGGCGCAGACCGCACGCGGCATTTACGGCCCGCAGGCGAAGGCGGCCTCGAACAGTCTGCTCGGCGACCTCAATCGCACGCAGAACGCATGGGGCGATCTGAAGCGCGAGATTATCGACGGCGGCCTGGGCACGGCGTTGCGTTCGCTGTTCGTCGATTTGACGAAGTACCTGAAGAGCGACGACGGTCAGAAGTTCGCTGCGAATCTCACGAAGGTGTTCGTCGCTGCTGCTGACGCTGGCAAGGAGCTGCTGGCGGTATTGGCGGAACAGGACGGATTGATCGAGACCGTGGCGAACACCGTCGCGTTCCTCGTGCGGAACTTCAAGGAGCTGATCGCGATCATGCTGGCGATCCAGGCTGCGCGCATCGCCATCGTCTTTACTCAGCTCGCCACGGAAATCTTGAAGGCGCGCGCAGCTACCGTGGCGCTCAACGCGGCGCTCGGTGCAGGCACCGCCGCGTCTGCCGGTCGGGCGGGTGCTTCGCTGCTGGCGCTGATCGGCGGCCCTATCGCGGCGCTGCTGGCGATTGCGTCGGCGGGCGTCATCATCCCGATCTACTTCCAGATGAAGGGTGAGCTGAAGTCGAACAACGACAAGCTCGATGTGCAGAAGACGGTCACGGAACTCAACCGTGGCTTCGCCGCGTCCGAGCGCAACCTCGCCGTCCTGTCACGTGACAACACCGAGCAGTTGGAAAAGCGCGTGCAGGCGGCGCAGCGTTTGCTGACGATTTACGACGAGCAGAAGAAGAACCTCGCCGACCAGATCGCGCAGAACACGACCATCCGCAAGAATCAGGTGGCGATCCGCACCGCGCAGAGCACGCGCGAAGGCGACGCCAATCTGCCGTCGAAGCAGTTCGAGGCCATCCGGCAGGTCGAGGCCGAGGGCAAGGCGATGGAGGCGCAGCTCGCCAACCTCGAACGTCGCGCAGCCCCGCTCCGCGAGCTGGTTGCGTCTGCAAGCCGCGACCTGGGCATTGCGAAGTCGAAGGCGGCCGCGACTGAGAACGACGCCCTGGCGGCCGAGTTCAAGCGCATCCAGGCCGAGGCCGACGCAGCGGCGAAGCGGGCAGGCACCGACACGAAGGCGGCGAAGGCGGCCGAGGCGGAACGCAAGAAGAAGGAGGCCGAAGAGAAGCGTCTTGCCGCCCTGGCCGAGCGTCGCGTCCGCCTGGAAGAAGACGTGGCCGAGAAGCTGCGCGACATCGACAACGACATCGCGCAGGCGCAGCCGGATACCCTGGAAGCGCGCCTCGCGGTGATCGACAACAAGATGGCTGACCGCAAGGCCGAGTTGGAGCGCATGGCGCGCGAGGCCGAAAAGCTCAACGTGCCCGCTGCCGCGACGCAGATCAATCGCGGCATCCAGGCGTTGCCGAACCTCGAAGCCGCGCAGAAGCAGGCGACGACGCAGGAGTATTACGAGACCCGCATCAACACCTTGTTGCAGCAGCGCGCCACGTCCATCGACACGATCAACACGTTGCAGGAAGCCGGGCTGCTGACGGCCACTGAAGCGTCCACGCAGATGGAAGAGGTCAACGCGCGTCTGCTGCCGCAGCTCGAAGCTCTGCGCCTGAAGGCCGTGGAGTTCATGGCGACGCTGGGCGACGGCCCGCAGGCGCAGGCAGCTCGTGCCAGCCTGGAAAACCTCAACGCGCAGATCAAGGCGATGTCGGTCGAGATGTCGGCAACGAAGCGGCAGATCGTCGACGTGTTCACTAACGGCTTCACGAACGCTTTCATGGAGAGTGCGGCGGTGATGTCCGATTACCTGAAGGGCATCCAGAGCGCAGGCGACGCATGGAAGAGCTTCGGCGACATCGTGCTCAACACCATCGCGGACATTTTGATCCAGCTCGCGCAGATGATTATCCAGCAAGCCATCTTCAACGCGTTGAAGCAGGCGTCGGAGAGCGCGAGCGGCGGCTGGGGCGCGATCATCAACGCGGCGATGAGTTACGTGAAGCACGACGGCGGCGTGGTCGGCAGTGGCTCGAAGAAGCGTGCAGTGCCGAGCTACGTCTACGAGAGCGCGGTGCGCTACCACACGGGCGGCGTGGCGGGCTTCGCGGCCGACGAAGTACCGGCGGTGCTGAAGAAGAATGAAGAGGTCTTGACCGAAGACGATCCGCGCCACCGCTTCAACGGCGGCGCAGCAGGCGGCAGCGGCCCTTCTCCGGTGGACTTGTCGATCATCAACACCATCGACAGCGAGAGCGTGGTCGCAGCCGGTGCTAACACTCGTGCGGGTCGTCAGGCTATCTTCAACGTCATCAAGGCTGACCGATCCACCTTCAAGAAACTCCTGAGCTAAGGAACCAACATGGGACACGCAATCGGAACTGTAACGGGCGGTAGCGGCGACGAGGCTTACTACAAGGTTCTCGCCGCAATCAAGACGCTCGCCGAAGCAAACGGGTGGACGACCCTGCG